CTGGATGCCGCTTTGCACACTCTGGCTCAGCTTCTGCTGGGCCTTCTGTGCCGCGACTTGCATCTGCGCCGCCTCGATCTCGGAACGGTGGATCAGGTAGTACGCGTCCTTGACGCTCACGCCTACCTCCGGGGAGGTCAGGCGCTGAAACCGCGGATTTTGCAGCTCTGCTCTCAGGTCTGCATTGGGAAACAGGGGTTTGATGTCGCGCTCAAAGGCTGTCACCATCCCTTGCACATGCTCCTGGAACTTCTGCTGCTGCAGCGTCTGTGCATCTCTCGCGTCCCTGGCTGCTTTGTCTGCCTCGAGCGCTTTGAGCTGCTTGTAAGCCGCGGTGGGCACGCCTGCCTTGGCGGCGTCCTCCTCGTACAGCGAATCGTCATCCGTGTACGCGGCGATGATGCCGTCAATGTCGCTGGCTTCCTTGCCGTACTTCTTCCCCAGTCCTTCAAAAACCGGGGCCAGCTTGCCAAGGGTTTCCTCCGCTTGCTTCGAGTTCCGCAGGCGCTCCTGTACGATGGCGGACGTGTCGGCATTGAAGCGGTCTTTGTACTTCTCCTTCACGGCCTTCCACTCTGCGTCAGGATCGCTTGTGGCCTCCTGTGCCGGCGCGCTCGGCTGTTCCTGGGCTGCAGGTGCTTCCGGCTGCTTGCCGTACTGCACGTTTGCCAGAGGATTTGTCCTGCGCTGCCGTCTGTTCGGATTCGTCGGAACGGCGGCTTCCGATGTTACGCCCGCGCCCGATCCTGCTCCGCCCTCTCCTCCGGCCGCGCCAGCTCCTGCGCCTCCGTCATCAAAGAGCGTCAGATCGAACTTCCTCATCACTTTTTCCTGCATGTGTATCTCCTTTCTCGCTGTATCGTCGCGGCGCCGCGGGGTGCAAGAATCCCCGATTACATCGCTATCGTAGCAATAAAAAAAGCGGAATGAGAGTCTTTTTCCCATCCCGCTTGTCGATCAATTTTCCACAGCCATTCTGATGCTCTGTGGATATTGCTGTCCCAGGGCATACAGCCCATCCACCGCCATCTGGAACCGCGCCGCGATCTCGCACCACAGCTCCAGGCAGTCCGTCACCGTCACCACCGCATGCCCGTGGCCGGTGTGGTATACGGTGTTCACATCCTCCACGTTTGCACAGCTGGTCGCCAGCGTGCACATGATCGTGGATACCGCGCAGCACACAAGGTCATGGTCTTCCTCGTTGCGCTGTGCATGAGCATGGCCATCAGCCGATATGGAGAAGGTCAGGTCACGCCCCAGTTCTGCATGTATCACGATCATTGCGGCCTTGTCGCCTCCTCGCTCTGCGCCTCTGCCTTCTTCACGAAGGGGTGCTTCTCTTCTTCCAGATTCCCGCTGGTCGCCTCGCTCTTCGGCATCTCAAAGTCGCCGCTTTGCATCGGCTGCATGCCGGCAGTTCCTCCACCGCCTGCGGCTGTCATGGCGATCTGCTGGATCATCGCCGCGCTCTGCTCATCGCCCAGCTGCATGGCCATCTGCGCCGCAATCTGGCCGATCTGCTGAAGCGCCATCGCCATCGTGCCCATCTGCCGCACCTTCTGAAGCAGCTCTTCCTTGCCCTTGAAGTCCATCATCTCCAGCAGCAGCGCCGTCTGGTCCGCCAGTTGCGGGTTGAATACGCCCAGCTGGAAAAGCTGGATTCCCAGCTCGTTCTGCGCTGCCTTGGTGTATGCCGTCTCCCGCTGTGCGCGCACGTCGATATCAAACGCCGGCAGACGGTATCCCATGTCCACGCCTCCGTCGAATCCCTGATGCTGGGGAATAAGGCCCGCATTGGTGTATCCCTCGACATACATCTCCCCGCCGTCCGGCCCCAGGATGCGGAATTGCCGCGGCATGTCGTAGAATTGCCGGATGCGCTCGATCACCATCGTCACGATCTGCGAATACGCCCGGTACGCCGCCTTGTTGGAGTCCTTGCTGGATCGGCCCGCGTCCTCCTTCAGCGCCGCAATGGCACTCGCCGCCGTCACGCCGCTGGGGGTGCCTCCGTTGTTCACGTCCGCGTTCCCCGTCACAAATTTCAGCTCGTCAACCTTCATCGCCAGCACGTCGATCACGTTGCCCGGCAGCGCAGGATTCACCACGGGGATCAGGTTCTCCGCGTTCAGGTTACCCTTGTAGTGAATAAAGGGCTTGGTGGTGTCCGCCGCTTCCTCCTCGTTGATGCCGCCGTCCTGACGCACAAACCATCTCGGCGTTGCGTTTACCGTCGCGTTGCTCACCACCGCCTGACTGATGCGGTCGATGTCCGTCTGGGTGTCCTTGCCCACATGGATGTATCCGAATCCGCAGGGGGATCCCTCCACCGGGAACAGAGGATCCAGCACGAAGGGATATAGACCATCATCGTACAGGCCGCGCTGCTGGCACTCCGGGTCATCCATCGTCGCATAAAGAACGTGTTCTCCCACGTATTTCACATAGTGCAGGATCTTCCGGTTCTCGTTGTAGGTGTGGTAGTACCAGTCCACCACCAGGCTCTTGTCCGTCGTGCTGATGCTGTCATCATAGCGGTATTTGCTCACCGTGGAAGGGGAGGACAGCGTCTTCCCCTCCAACTGCGGGTACATCTGCACCAGCTGCTCATTATCCACCAGCGCGATGTGGAAGATGTTTTTTGAGTCCTGGATGTCGCTCACGCCAGGCTCCCAGAACAAGTTGAGGATGCTCACCTTGCGGATGCTGATGTCCCCCAGGCCGTTCAGCTTCTTTTTGTCCCAGTAGATGCCATACGCGCCCGTGCCCTCCAGCATCTTCTGCCACGCACAGTCGCTGTACACCTGCTCGAATCCGTTGATCTTCATCACCACCGGCACAATGGCGTTGAGCTTGGCGGCTTCCAGCTTGTCATCCTTCATCCGGGGCAGGATCGCCGGTTCGGGGTAGGAATCCATCGCGTCCGCGTGTTTGCCCACGATGCAGTTCCACAGCCATGCCGTGCTGGATTTGCTGCTGCTGGAGCCTCGGATGCCCTTCTTCTCGGTGATCTGCTCCCAGTTCTTCAGCTTCCACCACTCCTGCGCCTCGATGATCCTGCGCTCCAGGCTGGACTTTCCCTGGCGGTAGCGGTGCATGGTGTTCGTCGCCTTTTTCAGCATCTCCACCGTGATCCGGCTGCCCGCAGGGCGATATACGGTTCCGCTTTCCTCCAGTCCCGCACGCTCCTGCATGCCGGGGGTCTGTACAGGCGTCATGCCCGCCTGCTGGTTTTGCGCTGTCAGCGCCGCCAGCACTTCAGGGGTGGGCAGCTGCGCCTCACGGTTCACATCCTCCATCCCGCGCTGGCTCGGCGCCAGGTTCCCCGTCTGCTGGTCCTGCTGCTGGCTCTTGCCCAGCTTTGTCTCCTGCTCTGTTTTCTTGATGGCCATTTGTTATCTCCTCCTGTCAGTAGTTCGTGAACATGTCCAGCGGGTCGCTCATAACCGCCGGCGAGTCCTTCGCCTCCATCGGGCTGATCGGCCGCGACATGCAGAAATAGCGGAATTCGTCCGCGATGTGGTCCTCACCCTCGGTGTCGATGTCCTCCACCTTGTGATCGTCGTATTGCAGCGATGGCAGCGTGCGGATGAAGTCCCTGCAGCTGTCCAGCACATACATGCGCGGGTATCCGTCCTCGTCAAACTGCATCCGGTAGTGGCATTGCATCCATCCGGGGATTCGCTTGTGGTCTCCCGGCGTGAAGGAGATGTGATGCTTGTACGCCATCTCCGCCACGCTCACGCCCATCTCCGCGTCCCAGATCGCCGGATCTGCAACGCCGCTGATGTCCCTGTTCTTCAATAGCGGGTGATTGTTCTCAAATTCCCGGATCTCCGCAAACACCTTGTCAGGGCTCCACTTCAAGCCCTCGTTCGCGATGGATTCTCCTGTCCTCGTGTCCCGCTGGCATCCGTAATACTCCGCGATGCGGTATATCACGCCGTCATAGTCCACCGCCCAGTAACCCATGGAGAACGGCCTGCGGAATCCCCAGTCGAAGGAACGGTACACCTCCCACGTCTTGGGCAGCTTGAATCCCTCCGCCTTGATGACGTGCGTCCAGCGCCGGTCCTCATTCTCCGGGGCGTTGATGAACTCTTCAAAGAACGCGCCCTCAAAGATGTCCCAGCTGCCGTCTCTCCATGCCTTTCTCAGCTTCGGCGGCAGATTGTCCAGCTGCGCCAGGTAGTCAGGCTGCGCGCGCATCAAAGCCTTGTTGTCCGTGGCCTTTGCCTGGATAAACTCGTATTCGTCCGGGTTCTCGTTGCCCATGAACCGCCGGTCGATGAACAGCCGTTTGAAATAGTTGTGGCTCGGTCCTCCGGGGTTCATCGTGTAGAAGATCTGCTTGGGGAAGTTGTTCACGCCGCGCAGACAGGCCGTGATCTTCATGATCCATTCCTCCTGCAGCTGCGTCGCCTCGTCCACGAAGATCACGTCGTACTCGACGCCCTGGTACTGCATCAGGTCGTTGTCGTTGTTGCAGTAGCCGAATTTGATCGTGGAGCCGTTGGGGAAGTAGAATCGTT